TCCCTCACACACACCGTCTGTACCGCGCTCTTAGCCACGTACAGCCGGCTACCCTCCGAGGATAGGTGAGCATACCGGTTCACCATATCGAGGCTCTGCCAGCCTCCTAATGCCTTCAAAGTGAGCAGTGGGGTGCCGTTCATGGCGTGATAGCTCGCGAAGGTGTGTCGCAGGTCATGCCACCTGAAGTCACTGACGCCTGCCCGGTTCAGGGCTTTCCGCCATGCCTTTGTGTTGACCTGAGTCACCGGCTTCCCGTTGTAGGTAAAAACATACAACGGGTGCTGACCTTGCTCTCCGCGCAGTATCTCGACCGCCCTGTCACTGAGGGGCATTCCGTGGTCCCGACCCGACTTGTAGTCGCTCGAAGACACCCACAGTAAGCGGCGCTCAAGGTCCACCCGGCTCCACTTCAGTCCCGTCACATTGGACCTCCGCAAACCGGTCAGCACCGAGAACTCCGCCATGACCGCCAAGTGACGTGGCAGCTCACCAATGAGCCTTGCGTACTCCTGCTCAGACAGGAACCGTACCCGGCGATTGTTCACCTTGTACGGCTTCATCCTCACCGGGTTCGACGCAACCCACTTCCACTCCATCGACCTGTTAAACAATGCCTTGATGAACTTCAGGTAGTGATTGGCGTTCGAGGCACTCGTATCGCGACGTTTCTGATCTACCACGAAACGAATGTCATCGTCCGTGATCGAGGCGAAGGTCATTTCTGACCAGTACTTCTCCAGCCAATCTGCCATCTGACGATCACGATCCAGCGATCGTTTATCAGAGCGCTCACTCATCCATCTTGCGACCGCCTCGTTCCACGTTGGCGCCTTGGAATGACCAAGCTTCAACTGCTGAACTCGAACGTCGTGATATGCATGAGCTTTAATCGGGTCATCAGTTTCGGTTGACTCCCGAATCCGATTCCCCGCCGGATCGCGCAACTCGATCCAGTACAGACGCCCTCTTAGGTACACACTCATATCTGACTCCTAGAGCGGCGCCTGCGTACCCGTCGAAGAGGCTAGCACGGGCAATGCCATGAATCTATCGACAGGGATATGAACGGTTGGCTCTATGTCACCGGGCTGTCCCCGAGAGTTACCGCCAACAGATACCAACAGCTGTTCTCCCGCGTTGTGAACGCTGTAAAAGATTCCGTCAGTCCATTCGACAAACATTACGAACGGAACATTCAGCTCTCGGCTCAGGTTCATCGCCTTTGTCCACTTACCGCTCGAAAGCAACAGAGTCTTGTACTTACCCTTACTGTTACGGCGGTACTTGTACTCACAGAATGCGCGCACTTTGCCGTTACCATCGAACAGCACCCAGTCGAGTGAGTAGATCATTTCCTGCAGCTTGATCAGCTGGCAGTTGAATGCGAACTCGACCGCCAGCTTGGCGGCGTTCTCACGCGCGAGGTCATCTGCGGTCTCGTTTCTAGGGCGTACCGGCAAGCAACGTCATCTCCTTTCCGCTGTTGAGTTCCTTCGACCGCGCGGCGATTCCGCTCGCGCACATCTCCGCCCCCTGTTTCCAAAGTTTGTACTCATACGTCTTGATCCCGCGATTAACAGCCGTCGACAGCGTCGACTGCGGGACTCCCCACTCGCGCACCAGTTTCTGGAAAGTGCCGCGCTCAAGCTCGGTCGCCTCTCGCAGCTTCATCAGCATTACGTACTGGTCGAACGTGATCCTTGGGTTGTATCTGCCGTAAGTCATTTACGCGGGTCCTTGCCTTGCAGCCAAGCCACGTACCAGTTCGCCTTGCCGGCTTCCTGTATCGGGTCGTCCTTCTTTCCATCGCGCCACAGATACGCCATTGCGCTGCCCTTGCAATAACCGCGGAACTCCTCTTCCGTCAGCGCCGCGCGAATGCCATCGATGCACTCGATGCCGCCGCGCTTGTAGTGATCTGGATTGACGGCGTCTTTCTTTGCCTGCGGGGCGGCAGGCTTTGCCGGCGTGGAGTAATCGCCGTAACCCGCAGTGATCGTGTGGTCGTTGCCGAATAATCCGCGCGAGTCGCTCGCATGCGAGAGACTGCCCTTCGCCGGCGACAGTACCTCCTTCCAGTACCGCTCTTCTTCTTCAGTTGCGGGGAATTGCTGCGACATAAATCCTCTTGTGAGTAAGTGCCGGACTGCAGTTCGGCGTCCGGCGCGCCGCTCTAGGAACCTAACTGCATTAGGTTGTAGTGATGTACCGGGGGCTGGCTTGTTCACTACGTCAGTCTTTCACTCCGTAATAGGCGAGCACGATCCGCATCGCTTCGATATGTCGCAGGAGCAACTGGCAGTCCTCCAGCTTGTCCTGCTCGAAGATCGCCATGCCGCTGCCGTCAACACGGCGCCGGTAGTCATCCTCCAAGGTGTCACGCATGGAGCGCAGGTCGGCAATAACCAGCTCGTCGAGCCCATCACTGGTCAATAGCTGACGAAGTGAGTTGCCCTTGAGCCCTTTTCTGTCGCTTCGCCTTGCGCGCCCGGGCGCCGCAGGGACCGCAGTTCGGGGTGCCTTTCTTCGTTTCGACCCCGCACTTGTTGCAGTGATAAATTTCTTTTTGGATGCCATGCATCTCTCTCCATCCGCTCAGGGTCAGAACGGGGTCGCTTGTGTCTTCTGCCATACCGGGCACCCGTGACTGACGTTGCAATACTCAGCACAGCGTCGGTACTCGCCGGGGCGGTGCTCGACGAAGTAACCCTTGCCATCCGGCATAGCTGCCTCCGCGTCCTCCAAGCTGTTGAACAGCTTCACCGCCTTCTTCACGCCGTTCTTCTTCAGCGCATACACAGCCGGCTGCAGCCATCGATCCTCGTCACTGCACGGCGCGGGGTCTTCGTGCTGGTGCAGCTCCACGCGCTCCAACATGAACGCCTCTGCCTTCTCGACGCTCCACATCGGGATGTCGACAGTCACGATCGGGAACTGCGGGTACTCCGGGTCGCGCTTGGCGGCGCTCTTCTGGTAGTCACGCAACAGCGCAATGATCTTCAGACCGCGCACTTCAATACCGTTCCGTATTGCTAGCAGACGCAGCAAATTCAGCTGCTGCACCCACTCAGGCTTGGGCTCATCGCCCTTCACTGACCAGAAGGTCGTGAACTTGTAGTCCATGAGGATGTCACCCTCGAACAGATCGTACTGCCCCGAGACGGTCCACCCGTTGAATTCGGCGAACAGTCTGTTCTCGACATCCATCTGAGCTTTCAAGCCAGCACGTTCGAGAATGCCGTGACCGATCTGTCCGTACAGGCTGAACAGTCTGTCGGCAACGTCCTCGACGGACTCGACGGTCTGGCGCAGCTTGCGCTGGTAGGGCGGCGTGATCAGCTGCGTCACGCTGATGTCGCTATTGCCGCGCGTGTATGGGTCGTTCTGCACAGCCAGCACGACGGACTGTGGCAAGTTGAGTTTATTCGTCAGCATTTTTCACCCACTGTCTGTTGTCTTACGGCTTGTACGGCTGAGATCAGTTCGTCCATCGGCGCCATCTGGCTGACGTGGACCGCGATCCGCTCGCCGTACCCGAAGTTCTTTGTCACGCTCAGGCTTAGGAAATCTTCCTTGAGCACTGCGCCACGGATCAGGACCGAAGTTTCGTAATCATCGATGTTGCAGAGGACGCCGTATTCAGCCGCAAACCTCTCTTCGTCGTTGAAGTAGAACCAGTCACGGGTCTGTTTCGTTAGCGGGGTTTTTATCTGCAGCATGTTTCCGCCAAATGAAACGTCAGCGCCGCTGTCACCACCGATAAGCACCGACCAGTTCGGTTCGATGCACAGCGCTCTGGCGACGCCAACCTCTCCCATGAACCCGAAGTAGCAAATCTCCCAGTCGGTTCGACGTCGGTCGTACTTCTGGGTCGCGACCGAATACGTCGACTTGGTTTCGCAGCGTTTCGTGGTCACCTCATGCAACCGCGCAAGGTCTGCATCACTAACCCGTACGCGCCACATCACCGAATAAAACTCCAAGCTCAGAGTGAAGAGCCCGAGCTTCTCGCACGGTCATCTCAAGCCGCTTGCCGCCCAGTACGATCGACAGCTGTGGAGCAGTCGATGCCCGGGTAGCAGCAATCTGTGGTTCCGGTGCTGAGCTGTAAGCGTTAGTCCGCTTGCGCTTTTGAGCGGTGGTTTTTCGGCGGTCGATCAGGTCGTAGCCGGGAATGTCCCACTCAGGCTTAGCGTAACTAAACTTCAGTCGATTCAAGGCGCCGCTGTCGCGGGATCGGCGCAGCATCTTCTGGTAATACATACCAGTCAGATAGGCGCTCACCCGGCTTGGCGTGACGCTTGTAAGATTGGCAATCTCAACCGAGTCGAACGGTGTGTTGAGCTCGTCGATTGCGGCAAGCACTTTCGCCTTGAGCGATCTCTGCTCCTGCAAATCAAAAGGGGATGTCATCGTTGATCTCCCCTTGGCTCGATAAAGCCTCATTGTCGAGGCTCATCATCTGGTGCTCAGGCGACTTGGCGATCAGCTCGCGGTAGTACTTCGGCAGGCGCTCGAAGGTCTCCGAGTGGTGCTCCGAAATCGCGTAGTACAGCGTCTCGTTGACCGGAGCAGGGGAGGCGATGCCATCCGGAACCGGCATGACGCTCGCTACGTTGGCGTACGTTTTGTCGCCGCGCTGCGCATGCACGATATTCAGAAAGCACACTTTGCCGAGAAGATTCTTCAGCTCGAAGCCTTTGCGCTCCGAGTCGGAGAACTTGCGACCGCGCCACGATTCGAGGACGCTGCGCATCTTCGCCTTCTCATGCAGCGAGACGG